TGTATGTTTAACGCATCTGACGAAGTGAAAAAGCTACCATAATGTGTTCCGCCATCTTTTAGCTGTATAACTCCTGCGTTATCAGCATCTAAAACTATAACTCCTGCAACGTCTAGTGTTAAATCACCTGCATCTGAAATAGTAGAACCGTTAATAGTTATATCGTCTACTGTAAGTGTTGTAAGAGTACCAAGGCTTGTAATGTTTCCTTGAGCTGCTGTAGATAAAGTTCCTGCTAATGTAGTTGCATTGACTGTACCTGAAAGGTAGAGGTCTTTGAATCTTATATTACTAACACCTAAATCTACAGCACCATCACTATTACCAGTAGCTGTTGTTGCAGATAGGGCTGAAGCCGCATCATTTATTCTAAAACCAACAGAACCTTGTACTAAAGATAAATCACTTCCTATTTCTTTAATGACTCCACTATTAGCACCTATTGTTAGAGTACTTGCCATATTTACAGCACCATCTATATCTACTACGTCTAGGTTAGTAGTTCCGTCTACGTCTATGTCGCCTGAGATGTCTAGGGATGTTGCGGTGACCACACCTGTTACGTCTATGCCTGTGTTTGTTGTTTGGAATTTTACGTCATTATTATAACGAATAACTACTTGAGCATCAGGAACACACTCAATAAAGTTTTCTCCTGTGTCCGACTGTATACGAAGTTGATTTGCTTGAATGTTTAAATTACCAGTTCCAGCATCTTTTATATAACTATGACTACCATCGTGGTAAATCTGTAAATCTGAACCAGCTCCAAAGATAGCTTTATCACTATCAGCAAACAATATGTCATTACCGTTAGAAGCTAAATCACCACCTAACTGTGGACTTGTATCTTCAACAACTTCATTAGTTGCAGCAACTGTAGTATCTACATAAGCTTTAATAGATTGTTGAGAAGCAATACCTGTAGCACTATTAGATGCCATGTTATCTTCGTCAAGGAAAGCTTTACCGTCTAAAAGGTTTAACTCTGCGGCTGTGCTTGTAACTGCTGTACCGTTTATAGATAGTGCATCTGTTTCAAGAGTACCATCAACATCTACGTTGCCTGATACATCCAAAGAACCTGCATCAAGCTCTCCAGTAAGTGTAATGTTTCTAAAGCCTGTAATGTCTTTGTTAGCATCAACTGCTACACCTTTAGAGGCTACGATAGTACCTGCTGTAGTTCCGTCAAGTAAATTAAGTTCTGCGGCTGTTGATGTAGTTGCTAGTGTAACTGCACCACTAGAGACGTTAAAGTCATCTGAGTTAAATGATGCAATACCTTTGTTAGATGTTGTAGCATCTTCACCAGTAATTGTTAAAGTATTACTAGATGCTGAAGTATCAATACCTTCACCACCTGTAACTGTTAATGTTTCACCATCTAAGTCGATTGCAATAGTACCACTATCTGATACTAAGTCTAAGTCTTGTGCTGTGTCTTGTGCGTCTACGTAAGCTTTTACGGACTGCTGTGTTGGAATAAGTGTTGCTGAGTTAGAAGCCATGTTGTCTTCGTCAACAAAAGCTGTAACTGTAATAGTACCATCTGTGATACTACCATATGTTAAAGTGTTAATAGTAGTAGCGTTAATTGTACCGCCTTCTACTTTATCACCAGAAATTTGATTATCTGCTAGTGTTAGTGTACCTGCTGAAACATCTAAAGTTTTACCAGAGCCTACAGTAATATTAGCGGCATCTATCGTACCACCGTTAATGTCTGCTGTATCAGCTACAAGGCTATCAATGTTTGCAGTGCCGTCAATATATAAGTTTCTCCACTGCTGTGTAGAACTACCAAGGTCATATGTATCATCATCATCAGGAATAATATTAGAGTCTACGTCAGCACCAAACACAACATTATCAGTAGCCGCATCACCCATAGTGATTGTGCCGCCATTAAATGTAGTTGTACCTGTTACTGTTAAGTTACCACCAACTCCTAAGTTACCAGAGATATCTGCGTTGCCATTCATATCAATAGTTGTAGCGACTATCTGGACTTCGGTATCGGCTACTATATCGAGTTGTCCATCAGTGCTAGAATTAATATAAATTGCTGTGTCTCTAAACTGTACCTTTTCTGTTGTTGTGAGTAGTAGGTCATCTGAGAATTGGAAGTAGTCTTCATCTTCCATCCAAGTTAAAACACCATCATTAGAGTTAGCGTTAAAAGTAATTACAACATCGTTGTCTGTGTTAGTACCAAATACTAAGGCGTTACTAAACAGATTTGAAATTGGTCCACCATCACCTGCGGTAGAACCATCATGGGTATGTCCTGTTGCTACATCAAAAGCATTTACTAATTGATTAAACTCGTTATTAAATAGTGCAGCAGTAATTGTATCCCCATCACTGAATGAACTTTGTCTTACATAAGTAGCCATTTATATATCTCCTATTGTCTTCCTGATGGTCTGTAATTAATATACAACCCATTAATTGAATATGGTGCGTTAGTGTCCGCACTAAATATTTTAAAAAAATTACTGTGTCCACTACCGGTTAAACTTTGTCTTACTAAAGGCTGTTCGGATGCTCCAAACTTTTGTCCTGATGCAAAAACTGCTAGTCCAAAAATAGCAGGTTCTGGTATCTCAGTTAAAACTACGTCAGCAGGTTGTGGAGTATCTAAACTGTCGTAATCAAATCTAATTCTAAGTGTTGGTTGTGCATCTCCTTCTGGTGTAAAAGAAATTTTAGCATAGTCTAAAGTCTTAAGAGTTCCTAAATCTCCATAATCATAATCTGGAGATTGATATTCTGCTTCAATGTTTGAACCGTTAAAACTATTACCTATATTATGATTATAAATTTTACCGTCTCTATCACCGTGATATACTTTTTCTGTTCCTGTACTATCAAATCCAGATGTAATAGCAGGTGCTTGTATTCCTAAAGTTTCTGACCATTCAAATCCTTGTGGTCTAAGTGTTCCTATAATCCCTCTTGAAGTTCCTGCAGTATCCGAGGATGTGCTATAAAACATTCTATATTGTGATTTATCTCTAAGCACAACACTACTAAATTGTAAAGAGTTAGATGCTGCTACAATGTCATTTACTAAAGGCTGTATAGCTTGACTAATAGTGCCTAACTCAACGTCACCAATTCTAGCTGTACCAGCAACTGTTCTAAATCCATCAGGTGCTAAGAATATTAAATCACCAGCAATCTCCTGAATTGTCTGACCATCTAAGCAACCTACGTTTTTAGTAACAGGAACTACTGCAGTTGCAGCCGCATTGTTTATATTCTGAAGTTTAAATATTGAGTTTTGACAAAATATAAATAATTCGTTACGGAAACTTTTAAGACCTACTACCTTATCTTCTAGTGTTACACTACCAGAACCTGTACCTGTGAAGTGGTCTATGTCTCCTGTAGAGCTATAGTAAATAGTATTAGGTGTTGTAGGGTCTCCAGCAACTACTAAATGCTGGTCATGTATTGTACAAAACTTTGCAGTAGTAGAACCGCTAATAGTTATTTGACTTGCAAAATATGTTCGTGCATTTAAATTTGCAGATGTACCTGTCATTTTAAATAAGAAAGGTTTATTATTACCACTCTTATCTGTTATAATTACTTCACCATAATCACTAGTCCCTTCATAAATAGCAAATTCACATTGATTTATACCCGTAAGAGCTAATTCACTTCTACCTGTAAATGTAGAATAGTTATCTCCAGAACTTGCAACACTTGCTTTATTTAATTGTAACCAAGTATCTTCACCATCTTGACTAAAAAATATATCGTTTCCAACAACCGCTAATACACCATCTGCATAAACTACTAAACCTTCAACATCATTAGTAGAGTTAGGTAATGTATCGCCAAACAAACTAAAGCCATTTATTCTACGATATCCTCCTTCTGTAGATACTTCAAAGTTTCTTAACTTAGTAGCTACTCCGGGAGTTTGTAACAGGTTCAAAGAGTTGGTAGATTTATTTAATCCACCACCTAAAGGCACTGAAAATGGTTGTGAACCTGCCATCTAGAAATAAGTCCTGTCGTCTGACATATATTTAGGAGTCGGATTAATCAAATTAGATTTCATCGTCTTCATATTCTTTTTATATTCTTCAAGTGCAAAAGCTGCTTGTTGAATGTTTTCTTTAAATTGGTGCACATAATATCTTGTACGTGCTGTTATAACATTACTATATTGTTCTGGCATAGCAATAGAATCATTGTAAGCTGATAAAGATGTAGGTTTTGAAAAAGCATAGAAATGTACGTTATACACTTTATCAGGTATTGGACTTAATCCAAATTTTCTATGGTCTGGACTTTTAATAACATAAGTAGGTTCTCCGTGTGAAGCATCTGAACCTTCTGCATCATCTGAGTTTTCACTATCTCTATAATATCTTTTCCATTCATCTAAAGTTAAAAAGTTTAAACCTTTAGAAACGTAAGGAGCTGTTTCTCCACTTACGTTAATTGTTGTTAAATAAAAATCATCCCAATCTACTGATGCGTAATCAGTTGTTATACTAGAACTATCTGCTTTTAGAGTATACCATCTAGTTCCTGCTACCGATGCAACAGTTACATTCCCGTAATAAGGGTCTGTGCTTCCACTAACTCCTGCTGAAAGAAAAGGTAGTTGTGGTTCTTCGTTAGCTATATCAAATATAGATTTATTAATAGCGTCTTTTACAAAGGCTTGTATACCTGTAGAACTTGCAAAAGTACCAGAAGTCATTACAACTTCATTAAGTTCTCTTAATACTTCATTACTTAAATCTAAATATGTTGTAGCCATTACTTCTTACCTTTAGCTTTTAATTTTGCTTTCTTACTCAAATCTTTAAAATGAAAAAGTTTTACACTGGTCTTACCGTGTGTTTTGCCAGAATGTAAATCTCCGTTAGGCATTTTATGTGAACCACCTTTGTGTTCAGTTCCATCTCTTTTATAATGTTTTACGCCTTTCATTTTATCTCCTTAAAAAGTGGAGAGGTCCGTTAAGACCCCTCCGAGTTGGTATTAATCAATACCGTAGAATGCACTTACTAAAGCTTCATCTCTAAGTACTTTCGCACCATAGACATGTAAGCCTCTTACTATGTCACCAAACGATGTTGGGTCTCTTAACACTTCTGTTGAGAGGATAGTATTAGCAGTTGCAGTAGATGACATATGACCAGCCATACATTTACCAGCAGCATTAGTTGTTGCAGCAATGTTGTTTGACTTGTACATATCAAATCCACGTAGTTTTCCACTTGAAACTAAACCATTTCTAATTGAGCCTTGACCTGCGTTGAAGTCTACAGACAATAATTTAGAAGATGATTGACCTAGTTGCTCGTAGAAGTCAGGACTTGCAACGAACCATCTACCTTCTTCAGGTACATTTTGCTCGTCTAATAGTCTTGCCATTCTAGCCATAAGGTCTAGAGGGTCTGTTTCACCAGATTGTCCTAAATCAGCAGCACCTGAGCCATCAAAGACTCCTGCAGCTAAATCAGTAGCACTGTCAGCACCTAAAATGTGATTAGGTGATGAAGCTGAACAACCAGAGAACATAGTTTCTAGAACAGCTGCATCGTATGCATCTTTAAGAGCATAAGCTGCAGAGCTTGAAGCAACTTCTTTGAAGTTGACATGTGACATATTACTTTCAATATCATCTACGATGAATTTAAAAGCTTTAGCACTATCAACAACCAAAGATATTTCTTGGTCAGTTAGTTTTGTGTCAGTAGTGTCAGAACCACGTGTGTAGTCTGATACTGAAATGACAGGTTCTTTTATAATCTTTACAGAGTCTCCGAAAGAGGAAATTTCACCAGCGTAATCTGTGTTGGTGATAGCTTCTACAACCGAGGCTTTTCTGAAAAAGTTTAAAACCTTTTTAGAGTAAACCGAAGGTAAAAAGAAACTATTAGTTTGTCCTGCTACGGAGTTTGCAAAGTTAGCGTTTGTATCTGTTCCGGGTTCAAAAAATTGAGCCATGATACTTCTCCTTGTAGTTAATTATAGTTTAATCTGAGATTCTGCCTTCCTGCATAGCATCTGATATTTCCGTTTCGTATTTATCAAATTCTTGTACAGACATGGCTTCTATCTCCCTTAATGACCAGACTTTCTGTTGAGCAGGTTCTACACTAGTTGTTTTAGTGGAGACCATATCTGCAGCAGATTTTCTAGTCGGTTTTTTTGAAGATGACTTTATCTTCGTAGGTTCTACACCGAAATCTTTTTTAAACAAATCAAGAGCACGTGAAGCTAGGTCAGCATCGTCAGCATTTTCATATACCCATGCTTGGATAGATGAATGCTGTTCTTTTGCCCAACCATGAAAGTCATCGCTGTTTCTGATATCTTCAAAATCAGGGTGTCTTTCTAATAACCTTTTCTCTGCACTTTGTCGTATTAGTTGATTCTCGCGTTCTTGGAGTTTGCTAAGGCGTTCTTCTAGAACTTTTGCTTTAGTCTCAGATTGCATATGAGCAACAGTTTCTACAACTTCGTACACATCAGGATATTCATTCTTAAATTGTTCTAGTTCTTCTGGAGATTTAGGAGCTTTGTATTCGGTTCTATTACTAGTAGCCTCTTCAATTAACTCTTGTTCTCTAGATTTAAACTCATTAAGTTTACTATCATAATGTCTTTTTAAATCATCATATCGTTTTTTATAATCTGGTTTCTTATAAGGAGTATCCTTTTTAGATTCCAGTTCTTCAGTATTAACACTTCCTTCAGCTTCCACTTCAGTTATGTCGTTACTTTTAAAAAGCTTATTCTTTTCAGAAGGCTCTTCAAAAAACATACTATTTGATGATACAAAAGGTCTTTCATCTTTTACGTGCCAATCTTTTTTTTGGTTATAAGGATTTGGCGTTTCCTCTTTTTGGACTGTATTAGTCATCTTCTTCTCCTAATCAGGGCTTCGTTAGCAAGGTAGCTGCTTTGTGCACTAGCAGGGCTTGTCTTGTAAAGGTAGCCTTTCGGTTTTTAAATGATAAAGTGCCTGATATCTCAGGGTAGCCTTATCGTATGTTTGAATTTAATCTTGGATTAACTCTACGCATATCAGCAGAAATATCATTACTATCTAGTAATTCTTCTTCGTCCTTTTCGTAGATTCCTCCAAAAGCAAATCCTTGTCTATTATCTGCTGCAGCTTCAGCTTCTTTCATCATAGATGTTAATGCATCTTCTCCGATTTCTTCTACAGCTTTTGCAGTAAAGACAAATTCCCCATCTGATAACCTTGCAGGTATATCGTCAGAGACTCCTGTTCCCGGTCCTTCAATAGGACCAGAACCAGAAAATTCTGAAGCACCGCCAACTACTTTGTCAAATATGACACTGAGTTTGTCGTTGCCTTCTAATTCTTTATTTAAAAATTCTTGTTCTTCTTCAGATAATAATTCATTCATTACATATTCTACGTAATCTTCTTCCATATCATCATCTGATTTCATATCGGAAGTTTCTTTTTGCATTTCCATATCGTCAGCTAAAAGAGAACCACCTTCATTATATTTATTCATAGAGCCACCATACATTTTAGATTCTCTATCTTCAGGTTTAGCACTTCTATATTTTTCTAATTCCATCTGTAAAGCATCTATATCTGTTTGCTGTTCCATCTTCCTAATTACTTTTCGGTATTCTTTATTTTTAGGATTATCTAAAACTGCTATTTCTTTTGGAGTTAATCCAAATGCTTCTTTAAAATGTTCTTGCTGTGCTGCTCTAAGGTCAACACCTTCGCCATCTTCGTATCCCATTCTTTTTTTATCGTCTTGTAATAACATTATATTTCTTCCTTCCTTAATATTGCTTCTTTAACCTGTTGGTCCAGCTGCTCCAGTCTGCCCAGAAAATTCAGCTTCCCCTGCAGCCGGTACATTTCCTGTTCCGATGTTGCCACCACCAGTGCCTGTAGCTCCAAGCTCTTGAGGTTGTTGAGGTGTTCCTTGAAGTCCTCCCATTGGGGGCTGTTGACTATTGGGTTGAGCTTCTTCGCTATTT